CGTTTAAGTGTAGCGCAGCCGGCGCGCACAGACTCTGTCAAGTGCCTAATACTTGATGGGAGTTCAACTCCAATCAAGTGAAAGCACTTAGCAAGTGCAGGATCGCCAACAAGGTGATCCTTAACACGACGGACAACCACAGTCAACAGACGACGTTCAGTCCTCTGAAGATTGTGATTATACCGTTTTGGAGGGTCGTACTCACTGTAGAACGACCAACCAATTGCTCCCGAGTCTTCTGCAAGGGTTGGCAATCTGCCAACTACCTTCTCTACTTCCTCCTTTATAGAAGTAGCGGTTCGACGGTAACCAGCCCGAAAGAGCTGATTTGCCGTCGAGACAGAAGAGATAACGGAGGCAGTGTCTGCAGCATTTGAAGGGGTATCACGACGGAGGTATATAGCTGTTACCTCTGAGCTGTCGTAATAATCCTTACCGCAAGATTCTCTGAACTTACCAGTCCAGAAAGACTTACGGCCGTTGACCTTTAACCCGAAGGCTTCAAGGTCAGCACAAATGCTAGGTGCCTCATCTGCGGGGACGATTAGATCGTCTCCGTAGACGTAGACGTCTCGACTTAGCTCATAGACGAGACGCCCAGTGACGGGTCTTTGAGCAATGCGAGATGCGACTATTGCGCAGAAGAAAACAAGCGCTTCAGTCGTAAAGCACATTGCTGAACCCATAGAAGCAAACTTCCGCAGGTCGATTGTTTGACCTGAGGGAAGAGTTGCTCGACGGCTTCGAGAAGCATCCACAATGCTCCACAAAAGTGGCGCGCTGCGGTAGAGCGTCGATGCCATCGCATTGGAGACTCGATCGCTGGCTTCGGACATGTCGATTGTGGCAAGTTTGCCATCCTTCGATCCTTCCGCTGCTAGTTTCTGGTTTACAGTCTGATCAGTGAAGTTCACGTGACCAGCTGTTAGCCGAGACCTTTCGATTCTCGGTACCAGATACCCGCTAAGAGCTTGCTGCGCATACTGCATGCACACAGGCTCAATAGCGATCACGCGAGGAGTCTTCAAAGTCTTAGGAACGAAAACGACCCTTACGGGTTTTTCGTCCTTAGGTTCGCTGAAGTGAACCCTTTCATAGTCGGTTTTGAGAGCCGTCCTGACGGACGCAATCCCAAATTCCGAGAAGGGGAAAACCTCTTCAAGGCGACTATGCCAGGTCTTGTGAACGAATTTCTTGTTACCAAGAATTCGCTCACAAGTCGACCCAGGACCATGACGAGGGGTTAACTCCTCGTACATGGTGTCAGACACGATCTGCGATATAACAACATCGCAGACCTTGCTGAAGGTCGAGTAAAACGGAGTTTCACATCCGTTATCCACTTCAGACTCACACTCAAGGAATTTCTGCTCAGCTCTTTCTTGGCGTTCTTGCGAACACGGTCGAAAGATCTTCTTCGCGAATAGGCATATTTGCCTAACGCCACGAATGCAGTCAACAGAAGGCTCCTTGAGCAAAGACCCATCTTGATCAAAGACATTGCACAGGAATCCCTGCAGAAATGCAGGCATTCCGGCCTTCCCCACCTTTTTAAAGTGTAGGAAAGCGTCAGGGGCAATCCTACCTATGTCCAGACTTCTTTCGAAATCTGAACAGTAGGCAGGGAGAGTGATGGTTAGGAAGCTATCACCCTCGTCTTTGACTCGATCGCGAACTGTCTTCAGATCACGATCGATTCGGACACCACACCTGATTCCCGTATCCACGAGAATCGTGCCATGGAGGTCTACAAGGCTTTTCATCGCACCACCTCTTAGTGGATGGACGATCCAGGCGTGTTAGCCAACCCCGTAAGTCACTTCATGCCAACGGTGTTAGGTTTCACCGTTCACCAACTTCAGGATATTGGCGTCCGTCGCCCAATCGCGAAGAGCCTTGGCAAGAGCCAAGGCGTCGCTGGACGTCAGGCCAAAATTCGGGAAGTCGACCGTCAGGGTAGCCGTCATGCTAGCCAAGATATTCTGGGCCGGCACGAGGGGATCCGACGAATAAGAGTCACGCTGCAAGCGAGCGAAGGCACGAGACCGCTTACTGAAAGTGTGACCGAGGTTGAACTTATAGTTCACCCCGGAATCACTCAAACGGTATTCGGACTGCGAGTCACCTCGACTCACTGCCACGAGACTCTTAGCGACAGTGGCATAAGTGACGGATTGGGGGTCAGCAAACACGATGATCTCCGTGGACTTTAGCGGACGTGGCCCTTAGAAATACCAAGGGCCGTGAGGATTGCAGCTTGCCTACCAGATAGGGAAGCAAGCTGGAAATCTAACCCATATGGGTTGCCACCTCCTACGCGAGATTTTGTCTCATGTATGCTCTCGCAAACATGACGACAATTTCCCTTAGGAATCCAAGTAGACGTGCCAGGGGAACCAAGTTGGTTCCACTCACACAAATACGTGGTCCGTGTGACTACTTTCGTGTGTCTCATGACATACGAGTAGTTGCATACGAGGTTGTCGACCGCATTCATGGACATGTTGGAAAGAACGTCTCCAGCATTCCCGAACCAGTCGATTAACCATGACCAGGGGAGGCATTCCCAAATTAGCGCTGGGGTTGGTAAAGCCCCAAACAACGCTAATGTGGCTCTGCGAGTCCACCCATCAGAGTACGGGTCTTCTATGAAATAGCGGAATGAACCGCTAAACCAAGAAGATTCCGTCGTAGATGTTTCGACAGTCTTCGTAGTTGTCCCGCCCGTCCAATAAGGAGGGGCCTTGGAATAACCAACGAAAGGCATCGCGGTGTTCGTTTGAGTAAACGAGTGCTCGCGACTTTTGTCGATGGTCGCCCTTCTGTGGATGTTACGTCCGTTCTCGCGGCGTAACTTATCCAGCTTCTGGTCCAAAGTGGTGTACAGCTTGTACATCTTC